GGAGCACGTAGCTATCTGACCCGTCAGGGATATACTCGATTTTCTCCACGGCGTGAAGCGGAGGTTTTTTGATCTCAAAACGATCCGGCAAAATATCCATCGTCATTTCATACGTTACACGCATAAGTTGACGGTTAGTGATCTCTTCCGCCTGCTCCGTAGCGACACCGATCAAAAATGAGATCAGTTCGTTATCGAGATTAGACAAAATATTGAGATGCGCTTTCGCTTCATCCAACGTCACTGGATAAGTCAGCAGAGCTGTTTTGAGAACTAAGCCCATCGGTTACTCTTCATCTTCTTTTTTAATCTCAGGTTCAACAAAAACATCTTTGTTTAGGTAACCACCTTTGATCAAAACACCGCAACGTTCTTTTGTACCCTCAAAGATACTTTTCTTTTCATAGCGTTTGTCTGTATTTTTGTCTACAAACGATTCAGTTACTTCGTGCTTTTCCATAGTATCTCCTTATGAGTAGCGTTTATCGCCGAGTGCTAACGTCGCGGCACCTACTTTTCCGTTCTCATCACAGGTTACTTTAACAGCAACATACGCAAAGCCGTTACTGCTATCAAGTTCATCAACGCGTGCTTCAACTTGCGCTTTTACTGCACCATTCCCGACCGGAGCAGTTGCCGGAACTGCCGCTTTTAACGCTTTTGACCCTGCACCTGCCGCACTTGTAGCTTGTAATAGCTCAACGGTTGCGATTTTACCCGCTGTGAGTGATGCAGTTTGAAGAGTTGCCATGATTGTGCGATAGTCTCCCACTGCTACATAAGATCCAGTGACATCGGCGGTACCGATGTCCTGAGGATCAATTGCCGCTACTACGTCCATTTGTTCACTAATTTTTTTCATCTTATACTCCTTATGCTTCCGGAACGTCGAGAACAACGAACGGTGATACAGTTGTGGCACCATCTTCGAGTGTTAACGGTGCGTTGATTGATGACTGACCATCTACATTTGAAACTACTTTGATAAGTGTTTTATCTTGAGTGAATTTGACGTGCTCACTCATAGACAAGATAATCCCACTGCCGTTTTTGATGTAGTAATAGCTCAAATCAGTAAGCATCACGTCACCTTTTGAACCAAGAACCGGAGTACGATCAACAAATTTAACCGGATAGCCGAGAAGAGTACTACCCATCCCTACGATAGCGTTTGGCTGCCAAATGAGTTTACCCTGTGTGTCAACCATAGTTAACAGTTGTGGGATAACCGTTTGGTTGATTGTCCACTCCAATGCTCCACCCATTTTTACAGCTGCAACCATAGCTACCAGGTCAGCATACTTAACGAGATTTGCAGTTGTACGGTTAATCGCTTTTGTTGCTTTATGCCCGATAATCCCGAGAGGTTTTGCCACACCGTTACCATTCAAGAAAGCATCATCTTCCGCTTTTGCCAATGCTTGACGTAGAAGCATTTCTCCCAACATTGACGCAGCTGGTGCATTGCGCAAAAGTTTATTTGAGAATGGGATTAGTGCCGCCAAACCGTTTGATTTCAGGGTAATTTCACGTAGAGAGAAATTTGTTTCAGGGATTTCTTTGTCCTCACCAATCCACGAAGTCGTTACACCGCTGTAAACACCTTTGACACCACTTTGGTCAAGTGCAGGAAATGAAATATCACCATCCGCAAAACTTCCGCTCGGGATAACTGTTGCGCGAGGACGAACGATTGATTCTCCCGGCTTAAATGCTGTCAACATTTCCCCAAATTGTTTTGGTACAAGGAATCCACCCTCTGATCCGGCACTCATCCCCTGAGCAACAAACTCCAAGCGTGCATCTGTACCGGCACGAACTGCACCAAGATATTCACCAAAAGAGTTAAACCCACCCTCATCGAGAATTTGATTATCACCTGAGCTTTTAGAGTGGTTAAACGAGTGGATCGGTTTTGATGCCGGGGCTCCCATCTCTTCGTTAAGAGCTGATTGAGCTTCAAGACGTGAAATTTGTGATTTCAATGCATCTTGCTGAGCATTCAAAGCATCATATTGACTCACTTCCTCCGCTGTAAAGTCTCGATTTTCACCGAGAGCAGTAGTGTTCATCCCTTGCATACTTGCGATAATGTCAGCGCGCTTTTGTTTCAATTCAAGAATCTTTTTCACTTCATTCCTCCATTTTTAGAATGTTTAATTGTCGTTGCCGAGCGGATGTACCGCCACCTTTACCCATATTGCCTGCCGAAAGTTCAGCGAGCACACCCTCAAAACTTCCGAGTCGGTCGGAGAGTCCTGCGGTAACTGATTCAGCCCCGACGAACACTCCTCCTTTCCCGTAGTTTTCGAGGACATGATCCGCACTTACACCTCGGTTGCGGGCAATCGCCGAAACGAATACCTCACCGAGAGTGTCCGCCATCTTTTGCAGATCGCCGAGCCCCTCTTCGGTAGCCGGATCACGGTTCTTATTCGGACTTACTTTTGATACGATGCGAACACGCTTGACACCATCTCTAATCTCAGCTTCACTGCGATCTTCAAATTCCATCATCGTTCCGATACTTCCGACAATAGCCGACTCACTTACGATAATTTCATCGGCTGCCGAAGCGATACCATAGGCGGCACTCGCACCCTGACCTCCGACGTATGCTTTGATAGGTTTCATCCCTCGAGCGGAAGCAATCATATTCATAAGCTCTACAAGACCGTTAGCGTGACCGCCCGGAGAGTCAATATCAAGCAATATCGCTTTGATCTCCGTATCTTTCATCGCGTTATTAAAGTCCAAAGACAACATTTGCGTACTCGTAGCACCGCTCAGTTCCGTGAATACATTTGCATACCGAAAGATTGGTCCTGTAACGGGGATAATCGCAACTCCGTTTCGGACTTCGGTCGATCGGCTGTTTTGCATAGGCTTACCGACCGAAGCCCTTACTGCCTCAATATCATTGGTTCGGTTGACGATGGACGCTATCGTTTCGTGGGCTTGCTGAGTAATCATCCACGGATAGCCGGTCATCGCACTAAGTAGGCTCATAAATTCTCCTTTGTGTTAGTTTCAGATGCGGGAGCCATATTGAGCGGGTATAGGTATTCGTCTAACCCGGCAACAGGGTTCATATCTTCGAGGTCACGCGGTTCGTTTCGATTCATCCAACCGTCTTTTATCGCCATTCCATAAGCTTCATATCGTGTTTTCATATCTCCGCGCAACAGTGCTGATATGTTGAATTTAATGTAGTATTCCCCGCGCTCTGAGTCAGAAAGTAGTGTTTTATTGAGACTTTGCTCAATACGAACCGCCCAAGGCATAATGGTGTGTATGACAAATTCAAGGGATTGGTGTTCGATGTTTGAAAATGTAGCTTTATCGAGATCATTGATCATGTGCAGCGGTACGCGATAAATAGATGCTATTTCAGATTTTGTGAACTTTCGGCTCTCCAAATATTGACCGTCTTTATTGTTGATCGTGATCGGTGTGAATTTAAAACCATCTTCGAGGATCAGCGGTTTTCCTGCGTTCATTAAGCCTTGAAAATTTGCCTTAAAACTCTCTTTAAAACGCTCAAAAGCCGTATCGCTCATCGACTTTACACCCTCTCCCGATACTACCCCGCTAGGGGTTGCCCCGTTTTTAAACAACGTAGACCCGAACTCTTCCATCGCCATACTCGCACCGATGGTGTGACGGTTATAGGAGATGGGGCTTATCCCATTAATACCATCGAGAGTTAACCCTTGTATATGAAGAACATCCTCAGGTTCCAACGCGGCGACACTACCATCGTCGAGAGTGTATAAATACGCAAGCCTTCCGCTTGGATGGCGGCGACGTACTTCCATCTTGTCTGATAATAATTGATAAATCCCGATCACTCTACCGGCACCATCACGAATGATTTGAGCGTAATGGTTCCCTCTAAGACCCAACATACACATCATAGATTGTCGCCATGCGAATGATGTTGTCTCGGGGTTTGGTGCATCGTGCAAAAGGGTATATAGACGATGATCCGTCGCTTTTTCTTTGTACTGTTTGCCGTTTTGCTTAGTACGACGATAAAGATCAAGCGGCAACATTGCCAGTGAATCAGCAAGCACCTGAACACAGGCATAAACTGCCGTGTGTTGCATAGCGATATCGGGAGTGACATTTACCCCTGAATTAGCGATAAACCCGCCGAGATTTTTAAGTGTTAGCCACCCGCTTGCATCTCCGACGTGTTGAGCATTGGACATAAAATTATTGTAATCAATCATGGCTGATCGCCTTTGACGCTGATCGCTTTATGCAGCGCGACCATAGTCATAACGACTATCGTTACGACGGATAAACCAAAGACGGCACGGGCTATTTTTTCACATTCATCAAAAGGGAGAATATAAACCCCCGAAGAGAGCACGCACATAAGGACGATAAGAAGAAGATGATAGGAAAGGACAGCTTTGACCTTTGGGCTCATATATGCCTCACTAATTTTTTCATGTCGCCATTTAAACACGAAAAAATTCACGCCATCAAAAAGGTTACTAATATGTAACCTTTTTGGTAGAAAACTTTTTTTGATTCCACTTGACTATAAGCTTCTAAGCCCTCTCTCTTCATACACGCTCACCACTGGTGGCTCGAACGTTATAGATCGAGCATACGTGTTGATCACGGCCGCACATCCGTCTATTTTACGGGTTTGGTGCGATTTGTCGGGCTTGATGTTTCCGCTCGCATCAGTGAGGACGGTGAGATTCGATACCATCCAGTTCATCACTGGATTTCCATCGTGAGTCACCGTCCCCTTTTTGATATCGTCTTTGAAGTTCGATGTAGGCTCTGAAATGGTCAAAAAGCCCTGACGAATCTGTACACACCCCTCAAAACCCGTGTTTTTTTCGATATTTGAGACCAAAGTGGCCGCACGATAGGGGTCATAACATATTTCATTTACTCCATATTGTTCAATATCATTGATAATATCGCGCTCGATGTACTCTAAATCGATAGTATTACCGGGTGTTGCAGTGATAAATCCTTGTAAAATCCATGTGGTAAGCGGTGCTCTAAGCTCTCTTTCGCGCTCTTTTACGGTGTCAGCAGGGATATAAAAGTGCGTTTTTATGTGCTTTTTACCATTTGGGAGGAGATAGGTCTTTGCCTTTGCGGTAAAATCGTCCGTTCGTGAGAGGTCAACGCCCAAAAGTATCCCGTATGCTTCACTCACATCTGTATCAGGAGCGGCACACTCTTTCCATTTAGCGAACGGAATGAAATTCTCGACCGCATTAACCCATCGGTTCAACTCTTTGACGAGGAAGTTATTCAGCGCACTCGGTCTCTCTTTAGCACTGTTCGCCATATTACGCATATGATCGTATGTCTTTGATATTCCGAGATTTGGATTTGCTTTGTACCAAACTGACTCATCAAACGGATCATCATCTTTGTCAAGCTCTGCGATAAACGCAAAATACCCATCATCCTCGATAACACCGTCCATCACTTTTTTGGCGTACTCATATTCGTCGTATCCGGGAGATGCTAGATTGAACCCTGCGGTCGTGATATAGAACATCATCGGCTGAACCCTCGCCCCCTGAGACGATTGTACAACCTCTATGAGTGAGCGATCAGGGTGAGCGTGGATCTCGTCCCCTACCCCAAACCCAATATTAAGTCCGTCCTCTGTTTTGCTATCACGCCCGAGCGGTCGTATAGTCGTATCGGTTTTATTGACCGTGATCGTAGAGTATGCGACCGATGCGTTATCTCTCAGGTCTTTGTTGTACCCGATCATTTTCTCGCATCCGCTCCATACGATTTTTGCCTGATCGCGTTTGGTTGCGAACGTGACGATCTGATTCCCTTTTTCGACCGTGAGTATCGATTCTGCGAGAGCCACACCTGAGGCTAAGATCGATTTCCCGTTTTTACGAGCGAGATACCAAAGCGCAGTATTGAACCGACGAACCCATACCGGCTTACCGTCTCTCATCATCGGTTTACCATCAGCCCCCAACCGCTTACGCTGCCAACCGAAACAGATGGTCAATGCTCTGCGCTGCCAATCCTCTAAAACGATTTTTTGCCCTGCAAGCTCCCCCTCGAAATGGTGAAGCCGCTCGATGATAACAACATAGGCAAGCCCAAGCTCTTTGACAAAACGGATGTCATCACGCTTGCCGGATGCGACATCAGCCAAATCACGCTCATGTCTATCGAATGTTTTCTCGTAATACGGTTTTTTAAGCATTTACCGTCCCGACCAGTTTGTTAATGTCATCGGCAAAATCAAACAACCCACCGCCTTTATCTGTCTCTTCCCCGAGCTTAAGCCCCATCTTCTTACGGCTATAAATAGAAAGACCAAGTTGTCCACCGATCGTTACAAGCGTTTTTTGAGTCATTTGGATCGCATTGAAAAGAGGGTTTAAATATTTACCGCCTTTGGTACTCGTAGATACAACCTCTTGAAGTGACATCTGCACTTCCAAATCGATATACCGCTCATACGCTTTTGCATAACAGACAATCAAAGGCTCATCGACGTGGCTGTAGTTTTCCCCGAGTTCCTTTTTCAACTCCTCGATCTTTCGCATTGCTATCGCCCCTAAAATCTTGTCGTGAGGGTTGGTTACACCGTCGGAGGTAGTTGTAACTGGAGCTTTTTTCGATAGAGGTACGAAATTGCCCCACTCTTCTTTTTTAGCTTTTTTTGATATCCCTTGGCGGCTCACTCCATAATGCGAAGCGAGTGCATTTTCAGAGGCAAACTTTGCACCGAGCCAGTCTATTTTGATATTCTCCCAATCAATGATTCTAGTTCCCAAACCCTACCCCCTAAGATTCAGTTTTTGTAAAAAGATGGGAGGACAGGCGGTGTAGCGTCGGTCGGTCTGTAGAGATTTCACCCCCCTACCCCCTTCGGTTTCGTCTGAGATCATCGGCAGTTTTTACGGCGTGGCACTGATGGCAAAGCGGTTGGAGGTTGGTAATGTTGAGACGTTTTGAGTAATCCACTTCGATAGGGATGATATGATCCACAACATTAGCATCATTTACGATACCAAACATATCACACTGCACACACAATCCCCCGTGATATTTCATCACTTGCTCTCGTACTGACTTCCACTCTTTTGAGTGATAGAATCTATCGTGTTCTCGGTTGCGATGGTTGTGATCGTACACTTCGTTCTTATGCTTGACCGCATCACGTCGATGCGCTTCACAGTATCGTTCACTCATCGGAACCAATGCGTGACACCCTGCTTGATTACAAACTTTTGACGGCATCATCTAACCTCATACTTCCAACACCGAATAGCATCCAATTTAAGCTTACCTTCCTGCGTATGCAGAATAAGACAACTGTTTCGTATGGAAGTAACCCACGAGATTTTTTTAAATAAAGACAATTAGGTTTCATGTCTAAAGCATGGGCAACGTGCTTGTCTTTGATAGTTTTGCCCGGATGGTCGTTACTGATAACATCCTTGATACG